TCTATACAATCTTACATCTGATTCAGGGTATGGATTTCTATGATGAACATTCATCAAAGGTACAATAGGATAATCCTGTATTGGCATTAAACGTTCATATAATAATTTATCTCCAACTGTAACAACTTGTCTAACTCTACATTCTTCTATTTCATTACAAACAATTTCTCCAGTTCCTTTTAATTCTTCTGTTGTCATAGGAATTAAAATAGTAGTACTTCCAGGTATGGAGTTTTCGTCTTCTTCTCCTGGAACTCTTACAGGTTCTTGAGGAATAGGTTGACCTTGTTCATTTACTTCTAAATCTGGAAGTTCATAATGAAATATATTTCCAGTAGTTTCAATTATTTTGTACATTTCTTCTACAGACTCTTCTTCAAATAATATTATCTCTTCACCTTTAACAGTTTTTACTTTCATATAATATTTATTTGAATACTCAGCAAATTCTTCATAGTCAAATAAAAATTCTCTTTGTGAAAAAGGTTCATATACATTGTAATAAGAATGTCTTTCTCTTGTATATCTTTCTATGTATTGTCTTCTATTGTGTACTGTTTCAGTACCATCTGTGTCAAATAGCTGTCCTTCTGTAGCTGCTAAGTTTGTAACTGGATAATCATCTGATTCGTCTGGATGCATTGCTGATTGTTCTATAATATCAGTAAATTCTGGATATACTTGCATAGCTTGTTCGTCTGTCATATAAGTAGTAACTAAAATATGAGCAGCATCTCTTGCATATATATCTTTAGCATTAGGGTCGATATATACATCTAATGGATTTATAGATTTGATATATACTTCACCTTTACCCATATCAGCATCAGGGTCTTGATAAACCTGAAGAACTCCCATTCCACCAACATAATAGTCGTCAATAGATTGTTTTAGTTCTTCATCTCCTGTTGATATTTGCCATATATACTGAAACAAATCAGAAAATACTTTAGCAGTATCTCTGTCTGAGTCTTCTCTTCCAGTACTACGGAACTGAGGTGAATTGTATGTAAGAAGGGACTTAGCAGTCTCTACAATAGGATGTATTCTGTTTACTACGATTGGTGCTTGACCACGTGCTTCAAGTGTATCACGTTCTTCATTAGTCCATTGAGCACCAGCTCTAAATTCTACAGATTCTTGAAATTTTTGTGCCCATAACTCTCTAGCACTTTTATAATCAGTAAATACTTCTCTGGTTAGTTGTACTTCTTCTGGTATTTCTACCTGATTGACATCTCCAGTTTCATAATCAAAGACGAATTGTAAATCATCTTTTCCTTGTGTCCTTGTGCTTTGAACTCTTTTTTGAATCTTTTTTGGCATCTATTGCTACGTATCCCTTTGGTATCTCTACTTTGTCTAATTCGTCTATCTTGCGAATAAAATCATCAAATTGCAGAAAATACTTGCTTTTATCCATAATTGTACTATAGCGAAATTACGGGAAAAATGTTGTTGTTGTCAAGAGAAATCTACAGAGTCTTCCAAGATTTATTGGATTTTCTGCTATATACGGAGGTTTTGTTCTCTGATTCTACAGAATCGTGTACTGGTTTGTAGCAATTTTTGTTAGCATAAAAGAATCCATCAAGTAAATCATCGTGCTTTCCACGTGGATATAGAGTTAATTCGTCTACGAATGCTTGCATATTAGGTTGTATATGTACCTTCTTGTTAGCAAACAAAGGTTGCAAACTCTCTAATCTGTAGGATTTACTAGTTCTAGGATTCTCTTTAATCTCTAGTCCAGGTATAAACATTCCTAGTTCTTCTGCTTTTTCTTTGATATATTGTCGTAGCATCTCCTGATACCCAACCGATTCAATCCTCGTTTTATTACTTCTGTAGTTTTGAAAATTGTTAATGATGGAATCAGCCAAATCCAAAGGAGTAGCACGCTTCCTAAAATAAGGTAGGACAAAACGATTATTATCCCCATCCACTGCAATATTGAATATAACACTAAAGTCTGCTCCTTTCTTTGTACTAGATGCGGGGTCGATGCCAGTGAACACGTTCACAGGTCTCCTCTCTTCTACTTCCTCACCATTAAGGTTCGTCAGGATGAGAGTTGACAACCCCTGCTCGTCTCTTTCAATGTAGCCATCATAGTATCGTAAATCATCTTTTCTAAATAAATTATCTTCATCACCAACGATTTGACACAGGTATTCCCTGTAAAACACCGATAGTCTGTTGATACTTTCTAATTCTTCTTTCTTATTTTTTAATTTTTCTATAGGCCACACTTCGGGCCATAGACTAAGGTCTTCTTCTAAGTTAGGTCTAAACTCTAAGGTATTCCACCCTTTCATCTCTTTTAAGGTTTCCACCAAGCATCGTTCATGCTGGGGAGTACCAATAACAACTATCCTACCCGTTAAGGGGTCAACGGACGGAACTCCAGATTGTAATAGCCAACGAAGGTTATACTCCATTGCTTCAGACGTCTTGGTATTGTTTTCGTCTTCAGGGTCATCTAAGATTAATAGAGTAGGTCGTTGGTTTCCATGTTTAATACCACGTATCTGTTGTCCTGTCCCTTTGCAGATAATCAAGCTACCGTCTTTTAGTTCTACTTCTGTATTAGTCCATTTACGTGCAGACTGCATTCCCCAATAGCCAAAGAAGTATCTAAACTCCTGAGAATAGTCTAATACGTCTTTAATGGTACCTAAGAGTTTAGTAGCATGGGATTGGGTACGGGATACAAGTACAATGACTTTTACCCCTGGAGTGAACATTAAATGAAACAAAGGAAATATCCCTGCTGCTACCGAACTCTTAGCATGACCACGAGGTGCAATAATATTTATTTGCTTCTCGTCTGTGTTTAGTAGTTCTGTTGTTAAGTCATAGTGGAATGGAGGGGATTCACTACTAAACATATTAGGCATCACCATACGCCCAAATAACAGCATATCTTGCTGCATCTTTAATAAAATATCTTTTTTATCCATTCTGTATAACTACTTCTACTTCAAAATCTTCTGCTACTGCCTGTAGTACTGCTAGCAATTCACTCAGATTCGTTTTGTTGCCCGATATTATTACTATCTTCTTCATCTACCTGTCTCGTTTGGGTTGCTTTTAATTTCTTTGTTTGCGTTTCAAAGTTAGCTTCTATCTGATGTGACATATCCATTTCCAACGATTCAGTAACTTGTTTCGTTTTAGGTTTCATATCTAAAAACTCAGACAGCTCTTTAGCTGCACGTATCATATTACCAGAGTCTTCCTTTACTTTAGCTACTTCAATAGCATCTTTTATCACATCTAATACAAAGCCTTCGTCAATATTCTTGTCTACCAAGACTTCTTTCAACTTATCTTGTATCATCTTCTTTACCTGTTTCGTTTTAAATAATCTTTTTGCAGCCACCACGGGATTATCTTGGTCAGGCCTATATATCTTGCCTATTACACCCCAATCTGGCGATTTACCTGCTAATTTGTACGTTATATACGCATCCATAGCTAAGTCTGCACCTTTTTTCTGTACTTCCAAGTCATTATAGCTCTTTGTAGAGACTGTACTGAAGTTATTAGACTTCCAATGCGGTTCAAACTCTAATTTCCCCCACGCTGTGAGCCATTGTCTACCATATGGGTAGGTATATTCCACTTTTTCGCCATATACCTTGCGATAGATGCACTCAGCAACATACCCATCGTCTGATATCCCATACTCTCCCTCCTTTGCTTCACCCCAATGTTTCCATTTTAAGCCCTGTTCTTTAGCTTCTTGCTTAGTAAACACCTGGAACGTTTGAGATTTAAAGTTATTTCTCTTCAGCTTCTTTGTTATCTTTATCATTAACCTTGTATTTTTTTTCTAAAAATTTTTTGAAGGGTTCTGTTTCTTTTTTAAACTCTATAAACTCTTGTAATAGCTTATCTATGTTGAAAACTAGCATTTGTTGGTCCTGTATTTGTTTATCCATTCCTGTTAAAATGCTCAACATTTGTTTGTAAGTAAGCTTATTCTTTGCTTTTTTCATTTATTTCCTCTTAATTAACTTATTTCCTACATCTTCTATTTCTTTAGATACGTCTATAACGTCGTTATATGCACCTAGAAACGCTTTTTGAAGGTTTGTTATACTTATGCTATCAAAATGACTCTTAATCCTTTTATCGTACATTCCTTGCAGTAAACCTTTAGTAGATGTATAATAACTTCTATATCTATCTTTTTTTAAAAGACCTTCTGCATCCTTCGGTCCTTGTATTACAATAAAGTTGTATGTGTTAGTACCAATAACTACTCTATCTTTCTTGAATATTTTATCATATATAATCTTCATTTTGTATTTCTCCTAATGTAGGGTATAAATAAGATATAACTTATACGATATAACTTAATCGTAGTTTCTACAGAAACGTAATAAATAAGCTTATCTATTACGCTTATAGGCTAGCTCTTATTTTTTATTTCGTATAACCCTAGTTTCATTGCTTCTTGTTTAGCTGTAATTTCTAATTCAGCTTCCATCATTTCATAGATACGTATCATTTCTTCATTTGCGTCATCAAATGGTACAGATACCCATTTACCTGTTTCTTTATCATATTTTTCTAAAATGCGTTTCTTACGTTTCATATGCTATAACTTACACAACAAACGGTATTAAAGTCCAGATAAAAAAAATCCAAAAAAAAATTGGGTTAGAATGCGTGTGAGTGATATATATTGAATCTACCCACCCCTGATTTTGGTTTAAAAATATTATTTACGTTGAAATACACGATTTAGTTGAGAGGGTAGGTTAACCAAAGCTCAGGGCCGTGGGTATCTTCTTACACCCCTTATATGGTAGGGAGGAGAGACCTTTTCCCTAATAACATTAATCCATTTAACGAAAGGAAGTTCACAATGGAAAAACAGTTTAATATATACTTTAAAGCTTTTTGGGGAAAAGGGAAGAAACCTTCTCTTCTTAGCTTTGACCAGGTTGGTGTCGGGAATAACGTGGAAGTTCAAGCAACGCTTGCTGATAAAGCAATGGTTGAAGAGAAGCTTACTTCTCTCTTTGCCGAACGCCCTTCATTAAAGTTAGGTGACCTTAAATATGATAGTGAGTACTCCAAGTTTAGTACCGTCGTATTAGCAGGTGGCCGTTCTGGTATGAAGATATAGCACACCTTGGATAGGGGGATTCGTCTCCCTATTCAAATAAATACCCTACAACAAAAAAAATGTAATTGGTGGAATGAATGGCGAATAGTCCCAATACTTCACTCAGAGGAAGCGTTCTGAGCATTCCATCATATTACATAAAATGTAGCAAGGGAAGAAGACACCCCTTGCACAGCGTAATAATTAAATAATATAAAGGAAACTGATATGAAAAGTATAAGATATCACTTGATATGTGAATTAAATCAAAGGTGGAACATAGCCTTTGGTGTAAAAATGTTTGATTTCAAAATGTTAAAGACCAATGCGTTATTAGCATTAGATGAATGTCAATCATTACAAGAAGTAAAGAATATAATGCGTGATTATCGTAGGTATGATAAGTTATCTACAACAAGCGGTAGTCAATCAGCATTCTATAATTAGAGGCAAGAAACAACTACTACGATAGGGCGGACAAAGAATGAAACCTGGAAGACTATTGTAGTAGATTGTTTCGATTAAGGGAAATAATTGCATTAGAGAAAATTTTAAATGGTAATAATGCAGCTATATGCATAATAGTCTATAATTGGTCCTAATTCAAACATTATAGATTATTTCTCTTTTATTACAAGAGAAAAGAAATAAAAGGAAAGTAATCTTAACAGCTGATAATAATGCAATAGAAGACAAATTGGAGTCCATTATTAGTATATATACATATAGATTATTTCCCTTTTATTTCGTATATTCACAAGCAAAAAAAAGGAGAAAAAAATGCTTATGATTTAATGCAAAAGGCATGTGACAATATCTTCGCCAAATTATCTATCATGATAAGGATATTTGTCGATACAGTAAGACCTTTATAATGGGCTGATAAATAAATGAAAGGTAAAATAATGACTAAAGAAGAATTTGAATACTATAAACATAAAATACAAACTTATGGAGAGCAATATGAATAAGGCAATAGCAACAATTTGTTTTGCATTCTTTGCAATACTAATTTATATGGGTTGGGTAGTTACTACATATAAACCAGAACAAATTGTTAATACAACAGGACCATTACCAAAGAAAGAGGTAAGGTCTGATTACGAACTACCAGAACTTTCTGAGACAGAACAAGCAGTCACTGATAGTATTATTAAAGATACAATCAAACAAGCAGAACAAGAATCAGAAAGAAAAAGCGTAGAAAGTATGCGTAATGAAGTTATCAAGATACTGGACAAAGCAGTAGAACAAGATAGCACCATTACAGTATCATTTAATATGCAATGGACCCCTTCGTGGGTAGATTAAGTAAAGGAAGTTAATCTTTTATAGTGCGTGGCAAGGTTTTGTTTATATCAGTTAGTACTTCCTTTCCCTTGCCAGCACACCCCTAATAAGTTTTAGTAATAATAAGGAAAATAA